ATGGACGTCACTGGAAAATTATGCTTGTAATTACTATGCAATATCCACTTGGTGTTCCTCCAAACTTAAGAACAAACATTGATTATGTTTTTATTTTGAGAGAACCATATCTCAATAATCGTAAAAGAATATACGAAAATTTTGCTGGTATGTTTCCAACATTTGAAGCATTTTGTCAAATTATGGACCAATGTACAGAAAATTATGAATGTTTAGTTATCAATAATAACGCAAAATCAAACCGATTAGAAGACCAAATATTCTGGTATAAAGCAGAAAAGAGAGAAAACTTCCGTCTTGGGTCAAATACCTTTTGGGAAATGTCGGAAGCACTTAAATCAGATGATGAAGGCGATGACGACGAATACTACGACCCAAATTCAATGAAAAAAACAAAACAAGTAATTAATGTTCATAAAAAGAAATGGTAAATTATAATTTGATACAATGATGTTAAATTATAATTTAATAAATTTACTTGGCTTACAATCGGGAAGTTTTTCAATCGGTGAATGACGAGCATTTTCACATTTATGAGTTTCAGGCATTAAACACGCAATACAAAAATGTTTTAAACAATGTTTACAATTCATACCCAAATATACACCCGTTTTAATTTTACATTTTAAACATCGTTTTTTAATCATATACAAACAGTTATATTTTAATCCTCGTCTTCACTTTGAGGAGCACCCATTCCAGCACCATTGTTTTCACTTGAATATTGGTGTTGTTCCATTCTTTCTTGCATCATCTTTTCATAAACTGCGTCCTTTTCTTTAGTTCTTACATCATCACTTTCAAACAATTCACGTCTTACATCCGCTGCTGTAACTGAACCATCACCCTGTTCAAGTTCTGTTTCAAGTGTGCTTGCACCTTGTTCTCCAACAAGCTCATCGTTTTCATCAATGTTTTGCGTAAGTTTAATACCCTTTTCTCTCGCAACCTTAATGTTATCTTCAATTGCCTTACGTTTGGTTTCCTTAACACGTTCGTCAAAGTGTTGACGCGCTTTTTCTTCGTTTGCCTTCTTTTCTTTCATCAGCTCATTCAGTTCCTTTTCAAGATATTCTACACGTCCAGTCTTGTAAGCTTCTGGTTCCCAAGGCATCCACATACCAACTTGACCAACGTAAATATCATGGTTTGGGTCTTGCTCACGAAGCAAACGAGCACGCATTTCTGCCTCTTCGAGAGAAGGGAATGCCCCACGGAATTTTACACCACGAACACTGGTTTGGAATGTGTATTCTTTCTTGAAAGTGTTTTCAAGTTTATCCTCATTCGCATCCATGAATGTTTTGTAATCATCTTCAATCGTTGTATCAACCAAATTATTCTTTTCCGATTCAACAAAATCTTGGTAATCTGCCATTACCTTTTCTAAATCAAGGTCATATTTATAGGCTTGGAACGCAAGGAATTGTTCGAACTTTTTCATTGATTTTGTAAAATCGAAATTACTTAGGAATTTTTCAAAGAAAAACATATTGCGTTGTTTAATGATATTTTCGGGTGATACAAATGATACACAGCAGAATTTTTGTCCCGCAATTGGACGGTCTTCATCTAACAAATCAACCATATTAGATGAAGCATTTGATTTTGATTTTTTAGAACGTTTTCCCATATTTATTAATTGTGTTGTTTTGTTTTTAACTTCTTAAACGCAAATTTTTTTCTATTGAAATTATATATAATGGATATGCTTGATTTAGGAGAACTCGTCAGCCGTGCTGTTAAATATCTTGTAGAAGGTCTTGTTGTTGCCATCGTCGCATTCGCCATCCCTAAGAGAAGCCTTAAGATGGACGAAGTTGCCCTTATCGCATTAACTGCCTCCGCATCATTCGCTCTTATGGACTCTTTCATGCCATCAATCGCTGTAAGTGCTCGCAATGGTGCCGGTTTCGGTATCGGATCCAGCCTTGTAGGTGGTCTGCGTTTAGCTTAAATTGATTGTTAAAAATACACAAAACACATATAAAAACACTTAAATTTAATTAAATATATTTTTAATTAAATTAACAAAACCAACACATCAAAGTACTTTATTTTATTTCAGGTAATGGTGTTTCTAACTCCTGAATTGGAGTTTCACTACTTATCAATAATTCTTCACTCATTGATAAAGGAGGAGCAGTTGGTTCGATTGTTGTAGAATTTTGTTCATCTTCATCTTCATCTTCATCTTCATCTTCATCTTCTTTCGAACGGCACCCAACCTCAATCATTTTTTTGGTAGCGTATTCAATACATAATGTAGAAGACCGTTTAAATAAAGCAGGGAATATAGCATGTATTAATGCTTGTGTAGACGCCTTTCCAAATAACCAAGAAAGATGGAGAGAAAACCACATATGTTGTATATACGTTAGACAAACTGATTTAGGATGTTCTATAAACATTCCTATCATTTTACAATTACTTCATATTTTATTCAACATTTGAAACGTATTCAACCATTTCCATCCACGCATTATCTTTATTATCATAATTGTCAAGTATAATTTTATTCAATTGAGCAGGTGTTATCTTTTTGCGATATTCTAATGGGTATTTAGATACTGGAACACTATCTTCATAAAAGTGTTCAAACATATCTCTTATCATATTTTCATCACAGTGTCCAACCTTCAAATTAATATCTATACGACCAGGTCGTATAAATGCTTTATCCAAATAATCTACTCGATTTGTTGTTATAATAAGAATTCTACCCGGAACTTCCAATATACCATCTAACAAATTTAATAAGAACGATAATGTTACCTTCTCTGGATGTTCCTTATTGTGTTTGTCTTTTAAAAATGGTTTTGGTTCGGTTCCACCATCAAGGTTACTAATTGGATGCGTATTCAATAAACTACCACCGAGAGAAGAGGATGAACTATAACTCTTTACACGTATAGAACCTCTTCCTTCTCTTCTATAATCCATAAATTCTTCTTTTGTTTGTTCTCTCGAACCATCTTCGTTTTCTTGAATTTCTCTCGACTTCACTACATCAGTTAAACAATCAATGTCTTCAATAATATAAAGGCGTTCGTCTAATGGTATGTTATAATGGTTCATAACACCTTTTCCTAAAACAGTTATTCGTTCTTCGAAAAATAAATTCTTTAATTGAGTTTTGGTAGTAGTTTTTGTTAAATGTATATTGAATATGTGTCGGTTCGTATCTTTCGCAATTGCCTTAATGAGAGAAGTCTTCCCAGTTCCTGGTTCTCCATGTAAAAGAATACCTAATGTATGTGGAATACCTTTCATTTCATACCATTCTGGATTATTTACAAACGTATTTACACGGTCTTTTACTACATCTAAATGATGTCCAAACACATTTTCAAGTGATTTATTTGTATTAAATGGTGTCATTGTAAATGTTAAATCATTTGGAGCCTTTTCAAACTGAATATATCCATCAGCATCAATTGGAATTGAAACCGCCTTTTCATCGAAATAATACCGCTGTTTTCCCAATTTATTATTTTGTTCCAACATATATTTACGAACTACGCCATCTACAAATGATTTCAGTTTTTCCAAATATAAATCATACGAATATAATTGAATCGTATATTCATCGCCATTATCACTACTGTTTTCACCCGTTATATTAGTTGATGTTTGTTTAGTAACACGTGCAATAATATAATCATTTACCTCGAAATCATTAGTATTATTTACACTGTATGTGTTTTTGTTGTACGAGAGAAAACGAGCACTGTCTAAATTACATATATAGTTATTTATGGCATTGACAATTAATGCATCGTCATTCGGTTTCCCATTTTTTATAAAGGTAATAGATGATTGAATTTCACCACATTCTTGACGTATTGAACCGTCATCTCTCGTTATAGTTTTAATAACATTTTCCCCTACATTCAAAAATCGCTTTCGAATATATGTTGTTGCTATTTTTTGAATTTCTGGTATAAAACGAACAGCATTCATAATAATAAACATCCACATTAATTGAAATATTCCAACATTATCCTTCATAGAAAAAGATGTTAGAAGTTGAGTATTCATCATGTTTTGAAACATAGACGGGTCCATAATAATTTATAAATATACAAATCAAAATTCTATATTTATAAATGTTAAGTAATTTCCAAAAGGTTTATGAATATACGAAACTGGTCATATAGTTGGTATAAATTCCCAACATAAATCAGCACATATTTTTTTCCATATTTCATCTTGTTCCATTCTTTTAACGGGGTCTTTTAACATATAAAAATGTGGTAAATACTCATCATGGCCCAATAACTCACACATCTTATACAAAACTCCATAATAGTTTAGGAAATTAACACGGTCAGGTGGGCAATGTTTAGCATATGGTGCTTGAATTTCAGCAAACATATTACACAATTTATTTTCCAATTCAACACTCATAACAGGTGGTTTAATACCCAGTTTATGTTTAATAAAGGGAATATGCTCATAATATTTGTTATATGAAAGCTTTTTCAAAATGATTTTCATACGGTCATTTGATAACTCATCGAGAGAAAGACGCTCTTTTTTAATTTGAGCACGTATATCATTCATTACACTATCATCAATTGTTGTTGTTTCCTTACCTTGAAATTGTGCCAATATTTCTCTGAAATGATTAATACGCTTATAAGCATAAAAACAAACTTCCTTAGGAGGTTCTTTATATGATTGTTTTTGGTGTTCTATTAAATAGGGAATTTGATATCCACAACCTTTACAAATTAATACACCATCCTCATTTTGAGGAATAAATTCATTAGAACATAAAGGACAACTCTCAATGTTCTCTCGATAATGGTCAATGTTAAAAAATTCATTATTAAATTTCGATAAATACTTAGACGTATCCATCTTTTTATTACTTAAATTATTCACCTTTCTTTTCTTAATATTAAAAAAATTATCAACATCTGTTTTTACATTATTATTTTCACTAATTGATTGTTTGTTTTCGAAATAATCAAAAATAATCTTTCCATTTTCAAGTAAATAATTGTTTTCTCTCTTTGAAATCGAAACGATTTTCATTTTTAATTCTCTTTTTTCATCTTCTAATTCAATTATATCATCTGTTATTTTAATTAAAGACTCATTGTTTATTCGCATTTTAGAACGCTTCTCTCGAAGCATTTTAATTTGTTTTTTACATTTACGAAGTTTTAAATTAAGAGTATTTAAAGTATTAGCGTCATTTGAAAAGTTATCCATTAATTTTTGATGTTGTTTATCAACAGAAACTTCATATTTTTTATGTCTTTGAATTTTCTTTTTTGGTTTGGGCTTGAAATTCGCCATTTTCTAATACAAAGGAATTTATATTTTTATATATTTACAATTAATAGTTAATAATGGAATTATATGATGATGGAATTCAAATAGTTGATATAAACCCAAAAATATTTCAAAAAATGTTATTTTGTTTTAAATGCTTAGAAGATGGTTGGACTGTTTCTAAAAAATCGGGAAAATATATTTTTACACGAAAAATTCAAGGTGAAGTCGAGAGAAAAGAATATGAAAGTGAAGAATACTTAGAGAGTTTTTTAATAAAATATATGACAAGTTAATTTTTACAAAATTCAAATTTTTTTTCTTTTCATATAGTATAAAATATGGCAGGTGGACTTATGCAACTCGTAGCTTATGGTGCTCAAGACGTATACCTCACAGGTAACCCCCAAATCACTTTCTGGAACGTTTCATACAAACGCCACACCAACTTCGCGATGGAATCCATCGAACAAACCTTCAACGGTCAAGCTGACTTCGGCCGCCGCGTACAATGCACAATCAGCCGCAACGGTGATCTCGCATACCGCACATACCTGCAAGTAACTCTGCCCCAAGTAGCCAATGCCGACGCCGCATACGCTCGCTGGTTAGACAACATCGGTGAACACTTAGTAAGCATGGTAGAAGTAGAAATCGGAGGACAACGCATCGACCGCCAATACGGTGACTGGATGCACATCTGGAACCAACTGACAATGAGCGCCGAACAACAAGCCGGCTACAACAAGATGATCGGTCAAACAATGCAACTGACATACCTGACTGACCCCACATACGCGGAAGGCGACAGTCCCTGCAACGATGCTGGTCCCCACCAAGTATGCCAACCACGCAAAGCTCTGCCCGAAACAACTCTGTATGTCCCCCTCCAATTCTGGTTCTGCCGCAACCCAGGTCTGGCTCTGCCACTGATCGCCCTTCAATACCACGAAGTCAAGATCAACGTAGAACTTCGCCCTCTCGATGAATGCTTATGGGCCGTATCAGAAGTATTCTCCAGCGGAACAAGTGATGTAAAAGCCACCGCTGCCTACAGCAAATCCCTCGTAGCCTGCTCACTCTACGTAGACTACATCTTCCTTGATACTGATGAACGCCGCCGCATGGCCCAAAACCAACACGAATACCTCATCGAACAACTGCAATTCACAGGTGATGAATCCGTCGGAAGCAGCAGCAACAAAATCAAACTCAATTTCAACCACCCTTGCAAAGAACTTGTCTGGGTAGTCCAAAAAGATGCCCACGTAGATTACTGCAACGCCACCAAAGGTGGTCAAGCCTTATACAAGGCCCTTGGTGCCCAACCCCACAACTACACTGACGCACTGGATGCCCTCCCACCCTCACTCCAAGCCTTCTCCGCACCAGCTGGTGTATCTGGAGATACATTCGTCAGCAATGACGAATTCGTTGATATGCCCGGACAAGTCAGCGAACTGTTAGGAAACGGTTTCGATGGTGCTGCCGGTCTTAACAGCGGTGTAGGCGACGCCGGTGCATACGTTCTTGCCGAAACTGCCCTCAACATGCACTGCTGGGGTGAAAACCCTGTTGTTGTTGCCAAACTGCAACTTAACGGACAAGACCGCTTCAGCGAACGCGAAGGCAGCTACTTCGATGTTGTCCAACCATACCAACACCACACTCGCAACCCAGACACTGGTATCAACGTATACTCATTCGCTCTTCGCCCAGAAGAACAC